TGATGTACAATCTGGTAAAGCGCAACAACAATATGCTCTTTGTCGAAGGTAAGAAGTAGATAGAAAAGCCCGCCACCCGTATCATTCGATGATATCTGGGGTGGCGGGCTTTTTTGTTTTTGCGAAAAGAAATAACTGTTGCAACCGTGTTGCAACCTACTTGAAAATCCGGTCCACATCAAGGGCAATTTTCGCATCATTTCCGGGGATCCACGAAGCATAAATACCTAAAGTGATAGCCGGAGAGGCATGTCCGAGGCGCTTTGTTACTTCCGCAATGGGGACACCACCGGCAAGCAGTTGGCTGGCATGGGTGTGTCGGAGTGCGTGGAAGCTGCGCAGTGGGAGGATACCAAGAGCGCCTTGCACTTTTTGGAAGGCTTCGCGCTCATTGCTGGGTACGATGATAGACCCACGATTGGTGGTGAATACCAGCCCGCCGGAGGAGCGTGTCATCTCTTTCCACGTCATGAGTGCGTCATAGACTTTTGGAGGGATGGAGATTTGCCGCGTGGAGTGAGAGGTCTTCGTCATATTTTGGATGATGGGCATACCACGACCGTCTTTTGTCAGAGAGCGGCGGACGTAGATGAAAGATGGGGTGATGTCGCGCCAGTCAAGGGCGAGAATTTCGCCGATACGCATACCCGTGTATGCGGCGACAAGGATTTCCATGTGAAGGCGATGCCGCTGATGTGTGGCCGTATAATTCAGCATCGCCTTCACCTCATCAATCGTGAAGATTTGTATTTTTTTAGTTGTACGTTTTGGCCGTTCAACCGTTGTCATGGGATTCTTAACCAGAATATCCAGGGCAACGGCTTTTTTTAATGCCATATCTAATACCTGTAGGATCCTGACGATGTACCCGCTAGAAATCTGGCCTTTCAGGGAGTTTGCGAGCTGCTGAATATCCAGCCCTGTCAGTTTTTGCAAGCGGATGTCAGCAATGGGGGAGAGCTTGGCCACGGCATTAAGATATCCCGTCATTGTTTGGGGGCGTACGTCGGTCTTATATGTTTTCAGATATTCCAATACCCATTGCCCTGTGCGCATGTCGGATGGGGATGCGTAGGTATTATGGCGTATGTTATACCGGTTGTCCTCGAGCCAGGATTCCGCCTCGGGAATAGAGTTGAAGCGTTTTGCCACACGTTTTCCTGATGGAGCGACAAAGGATGCCACGAAGCGCTCCGTGGATGTTTCAAAGTATATAGAGCCTTTTCCATTCGCGCGTTTCATGGTTTACACCTGAGTTCGATGACAACCGCGATGATCCGCACGGGCAGGGTCTCTACTTGCATGGCCGAGTAGAAATGGGGCTGATACACATCTTCGTTGTAGGCTCGTAAAAGGATCCCGTCAGGTAACTTGTTCACGATTTTGACGGTTGCTTCCGTACCAATGAGCACGATGCATATATCCCCGTCCTCGAAGTAGTCCGTTTGCTTGACAATGACGGTATCGCCCTCATATAGACGGGGCTCCATTGAGTGACCATGGATGTGCAGCCCATAATATACATCATCCCCCGCACCGGGACGGACGATTTCTTCCCAGCCTTCCACGTCCTGAATGGCCTCGATGGGGATACCGGCGGCAATCTGCCCCAGCACAGGGATGCGGAGAATGTTGCGTCGGCTGTCGGCTTCCGTTTCGATTCCTTTTATGAGGAAATCCGTTGATACGTTATAGAACTTTGCAAGTTCTTTTAGTTTTCTATGTGGGCTGTTACTTCCCGTTTCCCACCGGCGATAAGTTCCTGGAGCAATGCCTAATGCTGCTGCTACTTCTGCACCAGTCAGCTTTCGCTCTGAGCGTAACATTTTTAGTCGTTGTGAGATGCCGAGATTGCTATTCTCCATGAGATTCCTCCTAGTAAGTATTATTTATATTTGACCCCTGCCGCCATTCTAGCAGTAAGCACAGAAGAAGTCAAAAAATACGAAAAGTAACAAAAATTTATCTAAGGTATTGCAAAAGGTTACGAAACGTGATACTATAATGCCATCAGAGGTTACAAATTGTAACAAAATAGGAGGAAACATCATGAAACTGACAAACGAAACGAGAGGAAATCTTAAAAAATGGTTACAGTGGAGAGCGGAGCAGCCTTTCCACTGGAGCAAGACTTTCCCTGAATTTGAAGTGGGCGATGGGCTTTTCAATCAATATGAAAACGGACAGTATATTGCTTTCATGACCTTGGCGGATCAGATTGATGCCTATGAGAAATTCCCAGAAGGGGATGACGTGCTGGATGCCAGCTCGACCGACTCACTGAAAGAATCTTTGCGGAAGACCATCCGCAGTGCGCTGGCCGCTGCTTGCGAGCCCAGTTACAGCCTGCACTTCCGTAACGAGCAGCGTGGCGAAGCCGCAGCCCTGGAAGAGGTCTCAAACCTTCTCGATGTGGTTGAGATGAACGGTGGATTTTAAAAAACAAGGTTCTGCGGGGCAGCCTTTCAAAAGCCCCATCCCATCCCGTTTCAAATATTTTCAAAGTAGGAGGAAATTGCAAATGAAGGAAACCCGATTCGAATACTTTTATAGAAAATATCAGAATATCCGCAAGATATATTCTAACGGAGAGGTGGAGCTGGCCCGTTCCGAATTCGATAGCTTCATTGCAGAAATATCGCGAGAAGGCAGCGCATTCTTTGATCTTTTTGAAGAATACAAGAGCACCAGAAAGAATGGAAACAAATGGCTTCACCTCAAAGGAACGGCAAAGAAGGCTGAGGAGCAGATCAAGCGAATGAAAGAAAGCGGCATTGAAGACTTCACCTTCCGCGGCCCGATGGAATCGTGTATGAGATACCAGGATGCCGGATGCGTGGCGAAGGGGTTCGTCATGGTGAGAGGGGAAGAGGATCCCTTTGCAGAAGGTGGAAGAGAGGTTTTTGCCGCACTGCATTTCCACATTGAATAGAAGGCTTCTGAGGGGTCCGAGCCTATCGGCCCCTATCCATTCCGTTCCCAGTCGTAGAAATGCGTGAGGAGGTGAGACAATGAGAAAACTAAGAGAATATCGAAAAAAGGCAGGGCTAACGCAACAGCAGTTAGCCGAGGCTCTGGGGGTATCGAAGCAAACGGTAACACGGTGGGAGAATGAACCCAACAAAGCGCCATCTAACATTTGGGACAGACTGCCAAAGATAGCTTGCGTACTTGGGTGTAAAGTAAGTGATTTTTTTTAGCCCTAAATGTTACGTTCCGTATTATTTAGGGCTAAGTAGGAGGTTACGAATATGGCGGAGTGGGCGAGTGCCATCGACTATGCGCAGGCGGTCGGGTTGCCGGTAAAGACGATTCGAAGATTTTGCCGCCGCGGAGTGCTCCCGCATGTTCAGGTGGGGCGGATTTACAAAGTGAATGTAGAGGAGGCCGACAAGGTCTTAGTAGAAATGGCCACTGCGAAGCCGGTCACGTACATCGGGTTCCAGGAATCCTTGCGAGAGTTCCAAAGAGAGGTGAAGGCGAAATGCGGCGGAAATATGTAGAGGTCGATAGTGTTCATCGCATGATGAGAGATCGAGACGCAGAGCAGCCGATCAGAAAAGGCGCCCCAAGAAGGCATGGGAATGGCGCCGGATGGCTGAAAGTCATCCTGTACACGCCGATCGTCCTCATTGGCGTGTACTCGATGATCGGTATTGGTTTGATTCTTGGAGGTTAAGAAAATGAAAAGATTCCTGAATATAGATTTTGAAAAATTCTGCAAGAACATTGCAAAAAAAACTGAGGCATACGCAGGTACTGCCGACGTAGCGGGGTTCTTGGGAGATTACCCCGTGCTGCTTTCAGTGAGTATGTTCAAAGAGCACAGCCGCGTACTGCTCGAATACTGCTCGGCAGACAATGATGATGATCACGATGCGGCATGGGTGAAGGTGCACAACTTTGAAAGCGGAACGTACATCGAGAAATTCTATCTTTCGGATCCAGAAGGAGCAGCGGATTTTATTATTGGCCATTCAAAGGCATGAGTTTGGGAGGAGAAAAACATGGAAGAATTGCAGATCATTTCAGACATGCTCACAGTTGTTGCGGATGGAAAGGGTCGTCTGTATTCGAGCGTGAAAGGCTCGCGTGCTGCCATCCTGATTGTATGGGAAATCTTGACCAGTGCCATCTTGGATGATGACCAGAACCAGCTCGGAGCAGATATGCTCAAATCCTTTATTGAGTCTTGCAGCAGTAGCGAAGAGCGCAAGCACATGATTGCTTACCTGTATTCCGTATACGTGGCAAGCAAGGGAAATGATGACGCCGTCGCTGACATGCTGGCGAAAGCCATTGGAGGTGTGCGCTGATGGATTGGAATGGTGAAAACCCCATGGTGCTCGGTATCGGGTATTTCGATGAAGATGCAGCCCAGCGCAGAGCAGAGCGCGAGGAGTATGAGATGGACCATGCAGATGATGCGTGGGATGACTGGGTAGGAGATGATGATGATGAGGGATGATATTTTTATCCGTACCTGCAAGATGTGTGGTAAAGAGTTTATCGCGTGTCGTCCCAATACACAGTTCTGTGGAAGGGTGTGCTACAACTCTTACCGCGATTTCCAGCGAAAGCTCCTTAGACACCCTGTCGAAAATGTAGACGCATGGCGGTATCACATGACGTATTTTCTTCGGCTGGCATTGAATCACGCGAAAGACTCTGTGTGCGTGTTTGCGTTGCTTCCGTCGTACAAGTGGGATTTCATGCTGACGATGATGATGCAGCACTATGGCTTCATGGGTGGGGCTACCCGAGCAGAAAAGCTGATGGTAAAGAACATGAAAGCAGCTGCCGAAAGGCTGATGAGCTTGCCGTGGAATACCATGACTTACGAGGCTAAAGATGTATTAAGACAGGTCAAGAACGTTGCGTATCAGCAGAAAATGAGTTTCGCAAAGAAGGGGGATCATGATGGAAACGTTGCCTGAAATCATTCCCGTGAGGCCGGTTATCACGAAGGATGAGCTGAATTTTGACTGGAATCAGGAAGAAGTCAAAGCGTACCTCAAAGCAGTCACGGAAAAGTACGTTGGACTGGTGGTGACTGCTGAAAATCTGCCGGACATGGAGAAAGCACGTCGCGAGGTAGTGCGTTTCCGCACGGCAATTACAAAGTTCAAGGCTGATGGGAAGCGCCGGCTGAAAGTGCCTGCGGATCAATTCGCCGCCCAGTGCGATGAATTGATCGCCGTGGTGAAGGATGTGGAAGAACCCATCGCGATGCAGCTCTCGAAGTACGAAGAAGAGCGCAAGCAGAAACTCACGGAAAGTATTACCCGTGAATATCAGGCGAAGGCGTCCGCCATGGGGCTTGATATGGAACATTGGCAGCTCGACATGGACGCGCGTTGGTTCAATAAGACGGCCAAATGGAGCGACACCTGCAATGCCATTGAAGAAATGATCCGTGGGCAGATTGCACAGCAAAAAGCAATCGAGGCGGCAGAGCAGCTCCGAGCAACAAAAATCGAGTACTCCAAGGCAAGCGTTGAGCTGGCGAATCAGAAGTACAAGCTGGAGACCCCGCTTGCGTGGGAAGAGGTTTTCCCGGACATTGAGGAATACGGGTGCATCGGTGCGAATCCACTGGAAGACGTCACCATGGAGGAGATCAAGGCGAAGGCGGATGCAGCGGGGAGAGCCCGTTGCGCAGTGGAGCATGCAGCTTGTGCCAAGGCGGCAGAAGTCTCAGCCAACGCCCCTGATGAGCCACAGGAGGCGTCCGAGCTGAGCGAGGGTGAAATCATCCATGAGGAGCCAGCAAACGCCACAGAGAGCGCTACGCGCGTTTCTGCGGCGAGAGAAGAGCCGCCTTCTGAAACAGATCTGCCGGATACTTATCTTGATATCACCATCCACTTTACGGCGGCAAAAGCCTACGAAAAGGATGTAAGGGGATACCTCCAGTGGCTGGAGAGCGACCTTTCTCAGAGAGCAGCCTTTCCCACCATCACCATCGAGGAGAAGCCTCGGAAGAAGTTTTCTTTAGATTAGAAAGGGAGTGTGAAGAATGAAAGAGATCCCACTTTTGAAGGCGTCCGATATCGAAGCACGGGTGCAAAGTGTATTTAATAACCAAAACGGAACGTCCGCTATGCTGCTCTTGTACAAGTCCGCCCGTACTGACATGCGGATCCTTGATGAAGTATTCGGACCGATGAACTGGCGGCGCAGCCACGAGGTCATTAACGGCGCTATGTTTTGCACCATTTCCGTCTGGGACGACGACAAGAAGGAATGGGTGGCAAAGCAGGATGTGGGCGTACCGTCTAATCGCGATTCCAGGAAAGGCGAGGCTTCTGATTCATTCAAGCGGGCTGGTTTTAACTGGGGCATTGGGCGCGAGTTATATGACGCACCGACCGTTTTCATCCAGCTTGAACAGTACGAAGTAATGAATGGCAAGGTGAAGTCGTCTGTGCGGTTCACGGTGGCAGATGTGGAATACGACCGGAAGAAGCACAAGTTTACACGGCTTGTGATTGTCGACAAGAACGGGCAGATTCGTTTCCAGATTGGAAACGCGGAAACGCAGCAGGCAGCACCACCCGTGCCACCAAAGGCAGGCTGGGCTACTACACCCTCCACCGACTTAGCCAGATTAGGCACAAATCTCCGTGGGCGGCTTTCCAAAATGGGGATCGATCCGGAAGAGTTTGCCTTGTATGCTTACCACACGTCATTCGCAGAGATACCACCAGACAGGCTTGAAAACCTGTCTAGCAATTTTGATAGCTGTGTCAGTTATTTTCGGCGGAATGCGAAATGAAAGCCATCATCAAAGGGTTTGACTATCGGTTCAAGGATACACGGGACGCCTATCTCCTCATCACGGTTGACAAGCGATGCCTGGCAGACATGCCGGACATCAAGAAGCCCATGGAAATCACCATCAAGGCGAAGAGAAAGCAGCGCAGCCTGTCCGCGAATGCCTATTGCTGGGTGCTTTGTGGGAAGGTGGCTGCAAAAATCGGAAATGGGATGCGGAGTGTGGACGTCTACCGCACAGCCATTCAGAGGGCGGCAGACGATACGATGTGGATCCCCGCTCGCGTCCCCAGAGGAAGAGCAGACAAAATGAAAGAGCGGTGGGAGCACAACGGGGAGGGGTGGCTTGCCATCCCTTTGAATAGCGGGTATGAGCCCTATACGGAGTTCCGCCTGTTTCAGGGCTCGTCGACTTATGACACACGGCAGATGGGACGGCTGATTGACGAGCTGATTTCCGAAGCCGAGAACCTTGGTATAGATGCCCTGACACCAGGCGAGAAAGCGAGGATGATGAGCGAATGGGAGAAGTGAGAAGGCATAAACCGTTTCGATTGAGTGACAAGGCCTACAGAAAGCTTTGCATGCTGGTGGATGAAAGAGATGAGGGGTGCGTTATCTGCGGCAATCCTGCCGTGGAACATCACCACATCATTTTTAGATCCGAGGGTGGGGAGGACCGGCTGGAGAATCTTATCGCCCTGTGCCATGAGCACCACCAACTTTGCGCCCATGGGTTAGACAAGCACTATTGGCAGCAGGATTTCCTGGCCATGATGCAGCTGCCGGAGGCAAAAGGGTTCGCCCAAAAGCACAGCAAGCAGCTGGCAAAGATCTACGCACACGAGAGGAGGTGAGGACATGGAGAAAAGGTATTTTTGGATCAAGCTCAAGGAAGATTTCTTCGATAGCGAGCAGATGGATTTTATTCATGACATGCCGAACGGGGCGGAATACATCTACATTTACCTTCGTTTGTGCCTGCGGTTTGCCAACAATGACGGCATCGTAGAACGGCGAATCGGGCCGGACGTACGACTTTCGTATGATATGCAGAAGTTGGCTGAGATTGTGCATAGCACCACGGACTCGGTCGTGGTTGCCTTGCAGGTATTCAAGCAAATCGGGCTCGTAGAAGAGATTCATAACGGGGCGTTTATCATTCCCGGCGTTAGGGACATGGTGGGAAGCGAATCGGCAGTAGCCCAAAGAGTTAGGAAACACCGTGCATTGAAGCGGATGCAAGAGAGTCAACCACTGTTACAATGTAACGAAAATGTAACGCTCAAAGTAACGACAGAGAATAGAGATAAGAGATTAGATACTAGAGATAAGAGTATAGATAAAGACATAGAGAAAAAGAGTCGAAAGAGACGGTTTTCTGTGGTAGATGCCATTGACGGCTTGCCTTTTGGGGATGCCCTCAAGGCGTCTCTCAAGGCATGGGCCGTTATGCGAAAGGAAGGCCTTAAAGCCCCTGTTTCTGAGAAGGCGTTACGGATTGGTATTTCCAGGCTTCAGAAACTTTGCGGAGCCAATGAAGAGGCGATGGTCGATGTGGTGGATCAGTCCACTTTCAACGACTGGAAAGGATTCTTCCCGCTAAAAGAGGAGCAGCGGCCGCCCGCCATGCAGGACCGGCGGGCGCAGATGAAGCAGGCTGTGGAGAAGGGGGGATGGTAAGGTGGACGCAGCAGCGCAGAAAGTAATTTCGGATTTTGTTGCCATGAGTGCCCAGTTATCAGGGGCGACCGAGCCACAGCAGCAGGGCAATCTGCTGGAAGCGATGCAGAAGGCAGGGATCCCTAAACGGTACTACGGATGCAGCTTCGAGGCGCTTTCCAAGGGGGGATGCCCGGAGGATGTGCGGCCCATGGCAATGGAAGCGTACCAATATGCGAGGCATATCAAGGCGAATGCAGCGGCAGGGAAAGGGCTCCTCTTCTTTGGAGAGGTTGGCCGAATGAAAACGACGCTTGCTGTGTGCATTGCCTGCGAGGCTTTGCGGCAGGGGCTTGGGGTGTATTTCATCTCGATGCCGGAGTTGCTCGACACAATGATTTCCATGAGCCGAAACCGAGACAATTCCGAGCTTCGGAAGTTCGAAGAGCGCATCAAGAATGTCACTCTCTTGATACTGGATGATTTCGGTGCAGAATATCCCAGGGACTGGGTGCTGAACAAAGTGGATGCCATTATTACGAATCGGTACAACAACATGAAGCCCGTGATCATCACGACAAACATGCTGCCGAATGAAATTAAAGAGCGGTACGTCCAAAGGGTGTACGACAGGCTCCGGAGTACGAGCAAGATTCTGGGGACGTATGGAGACAGCCTGCGGAAGGCCGCGGATTGATAGGAGGAATAACGAAATGGTCATCATTCAGACTGAGGATAGATCCATTGTAAGAGACCCGAAGGAAATTTACATTGACAAAGACCTTGATGGAAAGTATTTCCTGTTTGCGGACTTGTCTGACTCGGACCGTGTGAAGCCCGTCAAGCTGACAGCGGCAGAGCATGAATACGAAGAGGAAGGGCTGGGCTGCATCCTCGACGCCCTGTACTGTCTGCTGGCCGATCCAGAAGAGTTGTACTGTGTTACCTTGAGGGCTGGAGTGCTGTTTGTCCGTATGGCGGATGTTATCGAGCATGCAGGCCTTGGGCAGGAATAGGAGGAGAAGAAAATGAATGATTGTGAATTTATTGGAAACCTGACAAAAGATCCCGTGATTAGAAACACGAAGACTGGGAAAGCGGTAGCCGCTTTTTCCATCGCGACGAATCGAGACTATGTGACACCGCAGGGGGAAAAGAAGCAGCTTACTGACTACGTGAACGTAGTGGCATGGGGAGAGCTGGCAAGCGCTGTATCGCAGTATCTCCAGAAGGGGAAGCGCGTGCTCGTCCAGGGACGGCAGTCAACCCGTTCGTATGATGACCCGCAGGGGCAGAAAAGATGGGTGACGGAAATCATTGCGCGCATCATCGCTCTGCCGCTTCCTGCGCATGCGTATGCGCATGCGCAGAACCAGCAGGAACAGCAGGGCGGACAGCAGTGGGGATGGGGAAATGGGCAGCAGAATAGCTACAACCAGCCACCGCAGAATAGCTACAGCCAGCCACCGCAGGGCAATAATTATGGGCAGCCGTGCCAGCAAGGACGGCTTAGCCAGGTGAGCCCATACCAGCCGCAGGGGAATGGATACCCGCAGCAGGGAGAAGCACCCCATGGGAATAGCACTGACTGGTGGGGACAGTTTGGGCATGCTGTGCCGCAGGGATCGGGCGATGGGAAAGATGAGGATATCCCGTTTTAGGAGGTAAAATGAGCGAATTTTCAGAAGTGGTTATTTATCTGGCTATGCTTGTAGTGGTGGGGCTGCTGGTGTATGTGCAGTACGAAATCGAGAAGATGATGTTTGACCTGTTCGACATGGATCTGAGGGTCAAAGCTTTAAACGAGGACTTGCAGCGCGTGGTAGCACGAGTGGATAGGGAGAGAAGAGCATGGCAAAAGATGGAATGAAGCGTTCGGCATATTGCCAGGGGGATCCCGTATTCAACGAAGTATGGGGGAAGTGGAGAAAGGAGGAGCGACGAGCAAGAGAGGAAGCCCGTGCCATGATGCCTATCCGGGTAATGGGCATTGTGAGGCTTCTGGTCAAGCGAGCAGTATACAAGCTGATTTCAGATATTGAAATTCTGGATGAGCGGACGGGAAATCGTTACAAGTCCGTTACCAGAAACAAAGGAGGCAGCCAATGAACAATGGCATTTACTTCTGCATCGGGCTTGGTGTAGGGAGCGTGATTACGATGGCGGCATTCGTCATCACTATCTGGGTAGTGCTTTTCTGGAGGAAATGGAAATGAAGTGGTTTTGCTTCATGGTTCCGGGGAAGCCACAGGGGAAAGGGCGGCCCCGATTTTCTCGGAAGAGCGGGACTGCCTACACTCCCAGTAAGACAAGGGACTACGAGAGATTCATCGCGAGCTGTTTTTACAAGTTCGGTGGGGTGAAAGTAGTAGGGCGCGTAGTGGTGGAGATCATTGCGGTCTTCCCCGTCCCGAAGTCTTGGTCAATTGGAAAGAAGACAGATGCCGTTTGCGGGAATGTTTCGCCCGGCAAACCAGACATAGACAACATACAGAAGGCCGTCCTAGACGGGCTGAATGGCGTGGCTTATGACGATGATTCACAGGTGGTAGATGTTCACTGCCGAAAAGTTTATACCGATGAAAGTGGATTGATTGCGGGGGTTTACATCAGACTGACACCCGTTATGGATGAATGGAGGATTCCGGAATGGTTATTAGTACAGTGAGAACAGGAAAAACAAAAATGGTTGCGTATCTGGATGGGAAAGATCTCAAGACTATCCAGTCGAAAGATGAACCGGCATACGAATTCAATGATGCATGGGACAATCTGGCACTAGATATCAAAATGGCGCTCGCAACCCAGCTTGGCGTGGAGACTGCCAATCTTAGCGGATTCACGCAGGATCACAAAATGGAATTTGCGAAGATCCATTACGAATACAGTGACGATGAGGAGACACCGTTTAGCTATGATGTATGGGGACACCATAGCATTATAGGGACGGATTACGATACAGACATCAAGCTGCATTTCCAGTTTGGAGAAAAGGGCGCGCCGGACAAGGCAGCCCTTGACATTCGAGAGGAGGCGAGGAAGTACGTGGCGAAATATAGAGGGCAGACAAGCCTGTTTGAAGATATGGATCAGGAAGAAAATGGAGGAAATAAGGATGAAGGTTAAAATCGATATCAAAGACAAAAGGCTGCTTACTATGAAAGAGTTCTGCGCATATACTTCATTTGGCCCGAGCACGGCCCTCTTCTTTGCGACTTCGCATAAGTTGTGCCGCAAGATTGGGAATCGCTGGATGGTGGACAGGGTGAAGGCCGACCGCGTACTCGATCATCTGTATGGGGGCGAAGTATGAATGTGCGGAAATTGTTGCATCAGGTGTATAACGAAATTTCTTGCATCGAGGAGCTTCGTAAGGAGCGCGCTACGTTAATAGAAGATACTGCTGGAGGGAAAGCGATACAAATTGAGGTGGAGAAAGTGTGCGGGGGGCGACAGTCTGACTTGTCAGAAGTGTTAGAGCGCATTGAAGACCGGGCTGTGCGAATAGATGCAGTCATCGGAATACGGCTCGAGCGTGTCATGAAGCTCCGAGAAGAGGCGTATAGAATCCTTGAACGAATTCCGGAAAGTCCCGGGAAAATGGCCGCGCAAGAGCACTACCTTTACCATGTGCCGTGGGAGGAGCTAAGCGGGAGGAAGTACTACGCCACTGGCTACCTCAAAAGGGCGAGCGGAGAGTGTATCACAGAGCTTCAGAAAATCTGTGACGCAGAAATGTGATACTATCCATGTGTTCATTGGATATTCACCGGCGGTAAAATAGCTTCTGCGGGAGAGGTTACTTTTTATCGTGTCGAAATGTGCTAAAATGCTAGTATGAGATGTTGATGAAGGGACCTGCATTCCCAGAGATATCTCCTCCTACTTGTCAGGGGAAGACCCCACAACCACCCCCTGGCATAGATTATTCCGAGAGCACTCATCGAAAGATGGGTGCTTTTTCGTGTGCAAATACCGGAGCGCATTTTCATGGAAATCGTAGATTTAAAGACTAGTGACATCATCCCTTATGAAAATAACCCGAGGATCAATGACAAGGCGGTCAAGGGCGTCATGAATAGTATTCGCGACTTCGGATTCAAAAGTCCGATTATTGTTGATGCGAATCACGTCATCATTTGCGGGCACACCCGACTGAAAGCAGCCAAGAAGATTGGGCTTGAGACTTGCCCTTGCATCGTAGCAGCTGACCTTACGCCGGAGCAAGTGAAGGCACTCCGCCTCGCCGACAATAAAGTGGCGGAGAAAGCGGAGTGGGATGACGAAGCGCTTGCTGAAGAGCTGAATAGCATTCTTAACATTGATATGAGTGATTTTGGGTTTCTGGAGGAGGACATCAAGAATGATCCTGCAGAAAAATATACGCAAAAAGTCAATGTGCCGCAGTATGAAATTACAGGTGCTGAGCCGGAGATTTCCGACTGTGTAGACAGAGCGAAGTACGATGCCCTCGTGGAAGAAATCAATGGGGCGGATATTCCAGAGGATGAGAAAGAGTTCTTGAGGCTGGCAGCCTCTAGGCACATCGTCTTCAACTACAAGAACATTGCAGAACGGTATGCCCATGCAGACAAGGCCGTGCAGGAGCTCATGGAGAGGTCTGCCCTTGTCATCATTGACTATGATAATGCGTTAGCTAATGGTTACGTGAGATTAAGCAAGAGCTTGGAGGATATAGTCAATAATGACGAATAGAGAGCCGCAGCCGCAGGGGATGAGGCACAAGAAGTTTGCCGTTTTTATCCTGTCAAATGGCCGTGCGAATAATGTCATCACAGTCAAGACCTTGCGAAAATATGGATACACTGGTGACATCAAGATTATCTGTGACAACCTCGACCCACAACTTCCCGAATACCAAAAAAATTATCCTGGCATGGTGGAAGTGTTTGATAAACCTGCCTACGCAAAAAAGATTGACACAGGGATCAACAATGACAAAGAAATGCGGGCAATAGTTTATGCCCGCAATGCGAGCTATGACATTGCGGATCGGCTGGGCTTGACTCACTTTATGCAGTGTGATGATGACTATGCCTATTTTGGCTACAGGGAAGAAAAAGATGGAGTGTTGTATACAAGGGAGCACTATCATCTGGATGAAAGCTTTGATGCAATGATGGATTTTTTGGATACTACACCAGCGATGACCATTGCCTTTGCGCAGGGAGGGGACTATATCGGTGGGGCAGGGAACCCGTTTTTCTATAAAGGACTCACGAGAAAGTGTATGAATTCTTTCTTCTGCCGAACGGATCGGCGTGTGCACTTTGTAGGGAAGCAGAACGAAGATGTTTCGACATACGTGACACTTGGCAGCCGCGGGGGATTGCTGTTTACGTACACCAAGCATTATATCCGGCCAATGGCGACGCAGCAGCAGCCCGGAGGCATGACAGAAGCATATAAGGATAGCGGCGGCTACATTAAGCCATTTTCGAGTGTGGTCTTTGCTCCGAACTGTATCAAGGTATCCTATTTGAATTCCGGTCATGGACGCATCCATCATCATATTTTATGGGGGGGTGCGGTGCCGATGATTATTAACGAGAGGTGGAAAAAGTGATTAGTAGTGGGAAGGTGCTGGCTAATCTGGACAGTATACGAAATGGGACACCCGTGACGGCAGACATTTTCTTGACCAATTATTGTAATAACCACTGCCAATACTGCGCTTATGGCCGGTGGAAAGAGCTCAAGAAGACTCCGAGATACATGAGAGCGGAAGATTTCAAGCTGTACCTGATCCGCTTGAAAGAGATTGGAGTTAAAGGAATTATCCTGACTGGGGGAGGCGAGCCCACTGTAAATCCAGACTTTGGTGAAATCACGGCGTTCTTAGAAGAGCATAATTTCCCCTATGGGATTAACACCAATTTCAATCGGCTGGAACTGATTCGGCCTGTGTATCTCAAAATCAGCCTTGATGGAGCCTGCCGCGGGGAATACCGAAAGATTCGTGGCGTAGACGCATGGGAGAAGGTAATGGAGAATATCAAGGCCTACGGATGGTGGAAGAAGAAAAATAAAGTCCAGACGAAAGTCGGGATACAGTGTGTAGCCGACAGTGTAGGCGCTGTCGTGAGGTTCTACAAGGCCTATCAGGGGCTGGATGTGGACTACATGGTATTCCGTCCAATCGAAAGCACACTTGGAAAATACAAGTGGAAGGAAGACCCGAGAAAGATCATCGAGTTTCTACAAAAACTTTCCCGCGAGGATCCTCGCGTAGTGATGAATTACAAATGGGATGAACTGCATACACGGTTTACCTCATGTGCCGCCAGCATGGCTCAGATCGCCGTAGATGAGACAGGGCACGTCATGTACTGCTGCCACAAACCGTATGAGATTGTAGGGCACATTCTCGATAGGGATATTCTCGAGAAGAAGAAGGCCTTTCATACTGACATGAGCATGTGTGATATTCCGTGTCGAATGACGGGGCCGAATAAAATAATGGACGAAATGCGGAGACCGTGTGCTGACTCCATGTTCATTTAGAGGGAGGGAGAGGCATGGCAGAAGAAGAGACCAAAACGAAGAGCAAGGGCGGCAGGCCTAAAAAGTACATAGACAAGCAGCTGTTTGAACAGCTATGCGGGCTACAGTGCACACTTGAGGAAATGGAGGCGTTCTTCAGCTGTGACCACAAGACCATTGCTAGATGGTGCAGGGAGACATACGAAGGCAAGCGATTTTCCCAAGTTTTCCGAGAAAAGCGACAAATTGGTAAGATTTCCCTTAGGAGGAAGCAGCTGAGGCTGGCAGAACGGAGCGCGGCCATGGCGATCTTCCTCGGGAAGAATTATCTAGGGCAGAAGGACGAGCCAGAGGAAGCTGCGAGCGTGGAAGATGCAGTCTCCATCGTGGATGATGTACCGACTATGGAGGTAAAGAGCCATGCGGACGAGTATTAAGCAGCTCATAGCCCCTGTATTTTGGAAGATGCACCAACAAATCAAGAACCATGAGTATACGCATTATTGGTTACCGGGGGGGCGAGGTGGCACCAAGTCCTCCTTTATTTCTGTAGAAATCATTCTGGGATTGATGCGAACGCCTGGAGTTCATGCTATTGCATTGCGAAAGGTAGGAGCAACGCTTCGTGAATCAGTATTCGCGCAGCTCGAGTGGGCTATTAACATGCTGGGCGTGGCAAAGTATTGGGATATCAAAGTATCCCCATTGTCTATGACATACAGACCATACGGCAACAAGGTAATATTTCGAGGGCTGGACGATGTGGAAAAGCTGAAATCCGTCAAGATCCCAAAGGGATATTTAGCTTATGGATGGTTCGAAGAGTTATCCGAATTTTCTTCCATGGACGAAATCAACAATGCTTTGCAGTCAATCATGCGTGGGGGTTCCGATTTTTGGGAGTTTTACAGCTATAACCCGCCCGAGTCTATCAATAACTGGGTAAATTCAGAGTGCGTGATTCCGAAGGCGAATAGAGTAGTCCAAAAGTCGTGCTATCTGGATGTGCCGCGAGAATGGATAGGGGAGCCGTTCTTCCTCGAAGCAGAGGATATGAAAGAGCGGCACCCCGACAAGTGGAAATGGCAGTATATGGGCGTGCCTATCGGCACAGGCGGTGAGATTTTCCGCAATGTCAAAGCCCTTTCCATGACGGATGAGATGATTTCCCAGTTTGACCGGATCCATGCTGGCCTTGACTGGGGCTGGTCGATTGACCCATTAGCCTACGTCGAATTCCAGTTCGACAAGGCGAGAAAGACAATCTACATATACCACGAGAAGTACGGCCTCCATATCAACAATGACATGATAGGCCGTTATATTTTGGGGCGGCACCTGCCTTGCCCCGTCATCTGTGATAGTGCGGACTTGCGCTCTATCAATGCTATCCGAGAGATGGGTGTGCGGGCCATGCCGTGCGTAAAGGGGCCAAACTCCGTGAGAACTACGACACAATACCTCACCGATGATATAGACACCATTTATATTGACCCGAAGAGATGCCCACACACTTACAAAGAGTTCACTGGTTATGCACTGGAGCCGGATAAGCATGGGGGATTCAAGGCAGACTATCCCGATAAAAATAACCATTGCATCGATGCCGTGAGATATGGCACAGGCGAACGGCATATCAAGGCAAAGCGTTCGAATATTTACTAAGGGGGGACTATGGCAGATTTACAAGGCCAGTTGCTAATCAACCTGCCCGGAGACGACGAATACATGATGATCCATGATGCCTATTATGGGACCGGATTATTCGTGCAGGGGTGTGGGCTTATCCAGCACCCGAGAGAATCGTTAGAGAATTTCATGAACCGCAAGAAGCTGGCGTACTACTGGAACTACACGGGCCCTATCGTCAATGCGATGGTAGACCCGATCTTCAAAGATGAGGTGCGCCGGGAATATCGAAATTCTGAAATGTTCGATGGGTTCCTTGAAGATTGCGACCGAGCGGGGACAAGTTACCAGGACTTCTGCAAAAGCGCGGCACTCATAGCGAAATTGTACGGAGCGGCCTATATTGTCGTAGACAATTCGGATGAAATGGAAGGGACGCTTTCCGCTGCGGTGCGAAATCGGCATTTCCCCTTCTTGAAGGTCGTATCCCCGATACAGATCAGGGACTGGAAGATAGATGACTATGGCCGCCTGACCATGTTTAAGTACGAGGAGCGTATTCGCAGCGGGGCATACACAGAGACGTCCCGCACTCACACATGGACGGCGGAGGAGTGGTCAATCACCAGCGGGGCGGGAAGCAAGGAAACAGGTGTGAACCCGCTCGGGGTGGTCCCTGTGGTGCAGTGGCTCGCACGAAACACCGACAAGCGGATCATAAAGCCGCCGTCTGAATACGTTTCTGTGGTGCAGACTAACTACTTCCTGTATCAGCTTTGCTCATGGCATGCGCAGATTCTGAGGGATCAGGCGTTCAACATCCTGACCATCCCAGACCCCGGGACGGATGATATCACCATCGGGACGAACAACGTCCTTGCTTATCCGCCGGAGAGCACGCACACGCCGACATTCATCGCACCGGCAGCAGCCCCGGCTGACATGCTGACGGGGCAAATGGACCGATGCGTAAAAGAGATGTTCCGCATGAGCGGGCTCGAGTCAATCCTTGGGGCAAGCACCAGCGACAATAAGTCAGGCGTATCCAAAGAATGGGACTTTGAGAAGACCAATAAGCGCATCGCGGACTTCGCGGTGCGCTGCGAGAACACAGACAAGGCCATTATCAGGCTGTATGAGGCATGGTCGGGAGAAAACACCGGCTACAAGGTGGAATACCCGCGTGATTTCAAAATCTCCGATGTATCGGACGGACTGGCGAATGCACAGGCAGCTATCGACCTTGGCTTTGATTCCATCGCATACAAGCAGGAAGTCTTGAAGAAGGTGCTGGCGGCATACATGCCGAACCTGGCACCGGATGTATATGACACCATTCTAAAGGAAATGAAGGCAGCGGCAGAGAGAGCCGCGCAGGATGCAGCATACGGAGTAGATGATGACACCAAAGGCGGAGAAGGAGCTGGCGGAGTTCCAAAGGGAGATCAGAGAGAACCTGAACAAGACGGAACGGCGAATGACGCCGCTGGAGGCGGTGCGCAGCGCCTATAAGAAGCACCCCGTCATGGAAGTCATGCGAGATGAGCTGGTGGATGAGCTGGTGGCAGAAGCCCAGAGGGGCGGAGCTGCTGACGTCGAGAAGAAAAAACTGAAGGCAGCCATGGCAAAAGCATGGGCCGAGGATGGTTTAACGCTTTCTGCGCGCACCACCCATGGCCGCCGGTGGGTCGTGGAGCAGGCGACAAAGACCATCGAAGCAGCCATCAAGAAGGGCGGCAGCGTCATGACGCTTGCCAAGGAACTTTTTGATGGATACGGCCACGATCACGTCATCCCGAAACAGGAAATCCCGAAATTCATGGGAAAGCTTGTCGCTCTGTCTAAAGACTACCAAGGGAACGCGTTCAAACGCGCCCTGCGCGATGCGCAAAGGAACATAGATAAATTATCCACGCAGGGACTCAAGGCGGCCTACAATGGCATAATCGACGCTATTTCAAAGGGCAATGAAGAAATGGTAGATAAAGCCATTTACGTGGCCACCCAAGAGAAAACCCGATACTTCGCGGAACGAATCGCCCGCACCGAGAAGGCGAGAGCCTACATGGATGGGGTCATGTACAAATATGCCAATGATCCTGACTGCATCGCCTTCAAGTGGAAGCTGTCGAGCTGCCATCCATGCGATGACATTTGTGACCTGTACGCCCGTGCAGACCTTTGGGGGATGGGGGATGGCATTTTCCCGAAAGACAAGCTCCCGAAGCTGCCAGTCCATCCAAACTGCATGTGCCGTGTGGTTCCCATATTTCATGGATCCACAAGAGTAACAAGCGAAACCCCGAAAGACAAGACGCTTGCTGGGGGGCTCGCCTACATCATGATCCTTACAGAGATGCAGCGTCATTCGCTTCTTGGGGTGAATGGTGCGAAGGAAGTCCAGAATGGAGCCAGCTGGAAGCAGTATGCGAGGGGATATTCCGATGAAGTGATGCAATGTCGAATCACTAATGGTATAATGCAGGCAGGAAGACCAGAGAATGAACAAGACGAACTGAAACAATTCGTTTTCATTGGCGACAAGAAGACTGCTGCCGAGAAGCTTGCTTCCGTAAACCCCCACTACCATGAAGGCAGGGAATGGCAAATCAACTGCCAGCGCTGCGTCGTCGCGGAAGAACTGCAGTACCGCGGTTACAATGTAACTGCCAAGCCATATGCGAATGATTCTATCGGAATGAACGCACTTTCATGCTGGGACTTTGATTTAAAAAATTATTCCGGAGACAAGGGATTTGTGCTTGTAGGTAGGAAAGCCCAATTCAAGAATTTGGTAGACAAGGCGTTTATTGATTGGGGCAAAGATGCAAGAGCCATAGTAAGGGTACAATGGTTGCGAAAATATGGCGGTGGTGGGCATGTTTTTAGCGTCCACATGGAAAATGGGGATATCATCTATACTGATCCGCAAAGCAATAAGATTCGAGATATTGACGATACATTAAAGAAATGCACTAATGTCCCGTGGAAATTATGGCTTATGAGAGTAGATAATCGGAAATTAACTAAATTGGTTGCGGAAGCGGTCGAAAATACTACAGGAGGTGATAAAAATGAGTAATGAGGATTTAAAAAAAATGACCGATGAAGAGTTAGACGAAATTATCGCTAAGAAATATGGAGAAGATTGGAACCCGGCTGATTTTGAGAAAGGGGACCCGTTAGCAGATGAATTTTTTAGGCGAATTTCCATGGCCGCAGACTGAATGTTGCAGAATTATCTGAGGATGAAGACGAACGTTTATTCAAAAGAATAAATGGAGTATAATGATTGTGGAAATCCCTCGAGGTGGTAAATTCCGTTGCAACCACGCACCTTCACGGTCAAAAGAGATGCAGGAGAGGCGACGCCTGCCGAGGGATATCTAACAATTTAAAGCGCTCTTGTGGGTGCTTTTTTTTTATTGCCTTTCCAAAGGGACGGGAGCCCTGCCGCAGGCGTTAAAGAACGGCCTTTTTTATTGGGATAGAAGCCCAAAGAGTGAAGAACACAGGAGGTTCTTATTATGACATTAGCAGAAGTGTACGAAGCATTAGGAAAGCAGGACGGCGGCGAAGCTATGGCATCGACCATCAAGGCAGAGATCAGTAAAATCAATGCAGAGGCAGCCAAGCAGCGCACAGCCAAAAATGCGTCTGATGCAAAGATCACCGAACTCGAAGCGAAGGTACAGGAGCTGACGGAAAAAGGTACAGGAGACCAGACGGCCGTCGAGAAGATGCAGAAGCAGCTGGACGAGCTGACGAAGAAATATGATGCCGCAGAAAAGGCCCGCGGGGAAGAACACGCGAAAAGGGTACATGCGGATATCACGCAGCAGACGGTAGCAGCCCTCACAAAGGGGAATGCAGCCAGCCCGGCAGAAATTGCGAAGATTCTCATCCCGAGCATCGCAGCCGAGGAGGACGGCTCGTATAAGTTCACGAATGCTAAAGGCGAGAAGGTATCCATCGAAGACGGCACCGCGGCATGGCTCAAGGATAATTCCTGGGCGGTGAAGAACAACCAGAACGCCGGGAGCGGTGGCGGCAAAGGTGGCAATGGTGGGCAGGGGAGCGGCGCCAACGGTGACAACGTGACCTTGGCGAGCGCTATTGCTGCCCAGTTAAACAACAATTAGGAGAGATGACAAATGGCAGTAACACTTGAACAGGCAAAACTTAATACACAGGACATGCTGGTAAAGGGAACTATTGATGAGTTCCAGAAATCCAACTACCTGCTGAACAATCTGACATTCGCGGACGTGGTATCGCCGTCTGGTGGCGGTGCAACGCTGACGTATGCCTATAACCGACTGAAAACCCAGCCGACGGCGGCATTCCGTGCCCTTAACAGCGATTATACTCCGCAGGAAGTCACCAAAGAACGCAAGTCTGTAGACCTGGCTATCTTTGGCGGTTCCTATGAAATTGACCGCGTTATCGCGAGCATGGGCGGGGTAGAGAACGAGCTGACCCTGCAGGCACGCCAGAAAATCAAAGCAGCTTCTGCGCTGTTTAACGATACGGTGATCAACGGCAACCGTACTACCAATACAAATGCTTTTGATGGGCTGGATGTAGCCATCAAGGGGAGCGACACGGAAAACGAGCTGGCGAAGCCGATCGACCTTTCCACGGCAGCAGCGATTGAGACCAATTTCATGGACTTCCTGGACAATCTGGATGAAACACTTGCGGCCATGGACGGGACCCCATCCGCGCTGCTGATGAGCTCCAAGATGTTTGTGAAGTTCAAAGCAGTCATTCGCCGCGCGACCATGTATCAGGAAACCAAAGACAATTTCGGAAAGATCATTCCGATGTATGACGGCATTCCGCTCATTGATCTTGGCGCGAAGAGCGGCTCTAATGATCCTGTAGTGTCCATTGATCCGAAGAAGGGCACGACTTCCATCTATGCGGTCCGTTTTGGCCTTGACGGCTTCCATGGCGTGACTGTGGCTGGTTCTTCCATGATTACATCTCGCCTTCCGGATTTCAGCACCGCAGGCGCAGTCAAAAAGGGCGATGTGGAAATGGTGGCAGCTGTAGCCCTCAAGGCGACCAAGGCAGCGGCAGTCCTTCGCAACATTCAGGTCAAGGCAGCGACTGTCTGATTTGTGAGGGGAGGGGCGGCTGATGGATGCAAAGAAGATATTCGAGAGTATGCTTCGGCTGGCCATTAAAGAGAGTATCGGGATGGTGCAGGAATACGCGGGAGAACACCATCGATTTACATCAAGGACGAGCAATCTGGAGCGATCAATCAAGATCATGCAGCAGGGGCTTGTCGGGACGGTGTATCTGGATGAGGGGCAAGCGCCTTATGGGATTCCTATTCACAACGGCGCGCGCCCCCGCGTCATCGTTCCCCGAACCCGAAAAGCGCTAAGGTGGGCGAAGGGCGGGGAGTTTATTTTCGCAAAGAGGGTAAACTGGCCGGGCATTCGCCCAGATCCTTTCTTGTACGAAGCGTTAGACGCCAAAGAGGGGGATGTGGTCAAGGTATTTGACCACTACACGGATCTTGCATGTATGGAGATCGCCCAAGGGCTAAAGAGGTAATCATGACAGAGTACATCAGAGAAGACGACATCGCGGATCAGCTGCTCATTAACCGTGTGACGGATCAGGAAATCGCCGATGCGAATGAGTATGTAGACCGCATAGCGGCAGCATACAACGTCAAGAAAGTAACGGTAACACCCATGGCTAAGAAGCTGGCTGTGGCGGTTGCAAGCCGTGACTGCTGCCTGAACCTCATTGGGACGGATGCCAGTGCGATGATCGGAGACAGACAGGAAGATGCCTACTCCATCAAGTACAAGATCTATGCGTCTCTTGTGGAAGACCTGCGGGGGAGGATCCTCAAGGCAGATTTCCTCGCGGATGAGGAGAAGGACGATGAGGAGGAACGCGGAGCATGGACGAGGGCCGTTTCAATCTCTCGAAGCTGACGGAAAAGGTCAGAAGCTACCTGGAAGAAAGCCTTCCGCGTCTTACATGGGTGAAGGAGTTCAAGGGGGCAGCTATCCCCAATGTTCCGACCGGAACCGTGGCAGCTGGCGAGATGGAATTCGTGGACACATCCAAAGGGGCCGACATGGCCGTTGTTGCGTTTTCCATTTATCTCATTGACCCGTCATCGGAGAATGGGGTAGAGGATATGGCAATGGATGTGCGGCAAGCACTGACGGCGAATGATACGCTTGACGATATGATCCAGCATGGAGCCGTCACGAAAATGCAATTCGGGGCAGTCACTGGCAGAGCGGGGGCTTGCCTCATCACTTATAAAGCAAAAGTTTGGATGTAATGGAGGAAGAACATGGCAGATAAAGTAAGAGCCACTATGACGGATGCGAAGCATCGTCTTCAGGGCAAAAATTGTATCGTGTATCTGAATTTTGGCGAGGGGGCCACTGAGGCTGCACCGAAATGGTCGGCAATCGGGGGACAGACCAAGGGAAATCTCGAAATGTCTGCAGATTCCATCGATGGGAGCAACAAGGACTCCGGCGGTTGGGGTGAAACCTACGCAGGGACCAAGACAACTGAGCTTTCTGTCGAGGGCTACGTAACGAAGGGCGATGCGGCTTACGATGCGCTCAAGGATGCCTTCGTAAAAGGGGAAGCGGTGGATATCTGCCGTTTCTTTACGGATGCAGGAGAAGCAGACCGCAACTGGTACAACATCACCAAGCTGGGCGATGAAACGCCGCATGACGATATGGTATCCTTTAGTGTCACCCTAGGCGGGGTAGGTGCGCCCAAATTCTACCATGGATTAACCACAGTAGACGGCGTCAAAGATTCTGCGACCGGACATGTAGGAGGCTAACAAATGAGATATGACCGCATTCTGCGAAGAGTGTGGGTAAAGATTGACGGGCGCGAGTATGCGCTCGTTTTTTCTTTATCCGTTTTTGAAAAACTGGATGCCGAGAACGATGGAAATTTGATTGTGCAGTTATCACGGGGAGACACCCATTACAAGCTGCTGAGTCGTGCCTTCAAACTGGCATTAAAGCAGGCGGATAAAAAGATCACCGATCCAGAGGCCGAGGCGTTACTCGAAAAATTCGTTTATGAGGAAGGACTTCCGAGCTTGTCGGCGGCATTTTGGATCGCGGTGGCAGTGTCGGGCCTGATGGGGGCGAAGGTATCCCGCACGCTGCTTGATAGAATGGCCGTGGCGGTGCAGGATGTGGACGGGCTGGAAGACTGCACAGAGGCAGACGAAAAAAACGGAGTGAAGCCGGAAGAATAACCACATTTAGGGAATATCTTTCGGCTATCATGCCTATCTGTTATGGAAAACTGCGAATGACGGGCGAAGAGATAGCCGCCGCCACTCCGTGGGAAATCACTCACAGGATAGACGGGTACGTGGACAGAATGAAAGACAGGCGCATTTTTACGGCATCTTTCATCACGGCGCCTGTCATCAATAGTGGCATGAGGGCTCCGAAAAGGGGCGTCAAGGTGGAAGAGCTGCTGCCTGGAGATTTCCGTGGAAAGTATGACCGGGGCGAGGCAGCATACATCAAGGCCCTCATTGAAGAGCAGGAAGAAAAGAGGCGAAAGAATGGCACAGCATGAAATCCGTGTGGAAATCACTGCCGACGGAAGTAAGGCGATAGCCGAGAGCGGGAAGGTCAAGGGCGAGCTGAAAGGCGTCAAGAATGTCAAAATCCCTAACCCCTTCGTCGAAGTATCTAATGGCGCGAAGAAGGCATCTTCCGACGTAGACGCCCTTGGAGGAGCTCTCGGTAAGATCCGCAACATGGTGGCGGGTGCATTCGCCGTAGGGTCTATTTATTCGTTCGGCAAAGCGGCACTGTCGGCGGCAGCCAAAACGGAGCTTTTGCACAAGGGGCTTTCCTTCGTTCTCAATAGCGATGAGGAGGCGAGCCGCCTTGTAAAAAACATTCAGGATATCGGTGAAGCGTCTGCCTATGATACGACCCAGCTGCTGCCGCTTGCCAGAGCGTGGGTCAATATCGGCGACAATGTGGACACGGCTACGTCCAAAATGCAGAAAATCGTAGACCTTGGGTCTGCGTATGGGCTGACGTCCGAGCAGGTAGGGGCGGTCAATCTGGCTCTTACCCAGATGCAAATGGCGGGCAAGATCGGCCAGCAGGACATGATGCAGCTGATTAACGCCGGGATTCCTGCGTGGCAGCTGCTATCTGAAAAAATGGGTATCCCTGTAGAGCAGCTGAAAGACATGAGCTCAAAAAGCGAGCTGACGCAGGATGCCCTGCAGACGTTATGGGACGAAATCACTGAGAAGACAGAAGGCGCGGCCAGCTCCATGTCGGATACCCTTTCCGCGAAGTTTTCCAATGCGCAGGAAGCGGTAGCAAACAGTATGAGCGCGATGGGGGATATCATCTCTCAGGCGTTCAACGTGCCGGGGGTTCTTGATGCGGCGGGAGAAATGGCGGAAGGATTCAAGACGCACATCAATTCTATTCGTGACGCGGCGAAGGACGTAGGGCTGCATGAGGCCATCGTTCAGGAGCTGGAAGGAATAAGTCCCGCTGCCGCGGCCGCCGCTGACGGCGTTATGACCGCCTTCGCATCCATGAAAGGCACCATCATGGAAAATCAGACCGCCGTTACTATTGTGGTAGAAGCGATTGGGGCCATGGCGGCTACCGTGGCCATCATCAAGGGTGTGCAGACGGCCTTCCTCGCCGCTAAAGGGGCGGCCATGGCATTTGCCTTGGCATGCCAGGCAAACCCCATTATATTAGCGATTTCTGCAGTTATTGCTGTACTCGTACTGCTTTATACGCATTGGGACGAAGTAAAGGCCATTGCGCTTTCCGTACGGGATGCAGTCGTCGATGCCGTATCGGACATGGCCGCTTCCGTGAGGCAGAAGTTTGATGAAGCCGTGAATTATGCCAAGGGAATATGGCAAGGTCTCAAAGACTTCATGGCGCATCCGATTGATACGGTCGTGAATGTCATCCGCCGCAATGTGGACGGAGGAAGTGAGGGCGCTACCCCTGCCGGCCGCGCCAAAGGCGGCGTATTTGGCATGGCGAGGGGCGGGATCGCCGGAGGGCTGGTTCCTCTAGCTAATGGCGGGCAGCTCAAGCACGGTACGCCTGCTATTGTAGGGGAAGCAGGGCCGGAGGCCGTTATCCCGCTTCGTGAGAATGTGCTGGCGTCAATCGGTAAAGCCGTCGCCGCAAGTTACAAGGCGGGGAAGAGTGGGAATACAAATCAGGCCGCAGAGATCACCGCTAAAATCAAAAGTCAGGTAAATACCGGGCCTGTCAGTGCTTATGCAAAGATTCTGGAAGAGGCGCAAAAGAGGGCGCAGGCCGTAGGGGAAGCCGTTGCCAAATACGGCGAACTACAAGGAAAGGCCAATGAGGAATTGGAAGCCTATGCGGATGGCGGAGAGAAAGCCATCCAGTATCAGCAAAAAATGGCGCAGCTTTCCAGCCAAATTGCCAAGGCGCAGGCGGGAGGCAACGAAGAACAGGCGAGCCTGCTGCAGCAGAAGCAGGCGAATCTTGAAGCGTCTTATGCCAAAGAGAAGGCGGCAGCCATCAAGGCAGCGCAGGACATAGCCGCCGAGAAGAAGAACATAGAAATCGAATCAGCGAACGCGATAAGCGCGATCCAGATCGAAGCGATTGAAAAGGTCAATGCACGAGAGACGGCCATCAAGGAAGCCCAGCGGCAGCTGGATAGCGCGAGTCATGCAGCGTCCCTTGAAGAGTTCATGGCCATGATGGAGGAGAAAGATGCCATCACAGGGGAGAGCTATGCAACGATCCTGGCTAATGAGCAGGCTCTGAATGACATGCGGCAGATTTGGCATGAACAAATGATGCTAAACGCCATGGAATGGGGCGAGTACATGAATCTCACCCTGGCGCAGGTGCAAGAGCAGCTGGTGAATGGGATAGCGCAAGGGCTGACCCAGTGCATCGTCTATGGGAAGAATTTCCGCGACATCATGAACAATCTAGCTAATAATGTGCTTTCCACTGTTCTTCAGGCAGTGCTTCAAAAAGCCATTGGCTCCTTGATGACTATGATCGGACTTGGAAAGACAAAGACCGCACAGGAAGTCGCCAGCGCAGCGAAGGAGAAAGCAGCGCAGGCAGCCAAGAGCGGGACACTAGCCGCCAATGCAACAGCGGCACTCATTGCTGCTAACCCATGGGCCGCCCCTGCTGCGGCAGGCATTGTCGCCGGGCAGATGGGTGCTGCCAGAGCAGCCGGAAGCGTGTTTAAGGATGGTGGCTTTGTTACCGGTCCGGGGACAGGCACCTCCGATTCTATTCCGGCCATGCTTTCCAATGGAGAATTTGTCATCAATGCAGCGGCCGTCCAGCGACTGGGCACAGGATATTTGAACATGCTGAATAGCCCTCACTACGCAGAAGGCGGGCAGGTGGGAATACCGGCCATGGGCGTAGCGGGAACCGGTGGCAGCGTGACGCTGAATGTATCGGCCATGGATGCGTCGTCTTTTATGGATTTCCTTCGAGGCGGCGGCATGGACTCCATCAAGCAGA